CAAAGAAATTAAACACAAATACAACACAAGAAAACACACAGGAAGAAAAACCAAGACTAAAACCAAGACTAGAAACCCATCTCATCTAAGAATTTCTGCATATCCTCTATAGTTTCTCCCTCCTCCATCATTACCCCACCAGGGTCCCATTCTATCATCAGAATCCTCTGCTCTTGAAAAAGCCTTTGTGCGATATCACCAATTTCAGACCCCTGAAGATTCTCCATAGCATCACTCATCCCCCTGATCTTGAGCCCCGTTAGGACCTTAGGTATCTCATACATCAGGGTGAGTGATGTAAGGTTTCTTATGTTCTCGGACAAAAGCACAGGATCAACATCCATTCCGTGTGCAATTGGGACTCTGCACAACCATGAGTAGACCTCTCCCATGTCCCTTAGAGTGCTGACCCTCTTCTTCTGATCTTGCGTTCTCATATGGAGACCCAGACCCATCTGACGGGCCTTCGCCAATGTTACATTCTCAACGCCCTTTGAGAGTAGGATAAGTGCAGCATAGAAACCACACTGTCCCTTCCTTAAGTCTGCCATGCGTGCAAGTTCGATTGCAGCCTGGAGCATAGGTGAGGAATTGTTTACTTCTCCAGAGGAACCTGAGCTCCTGAGGAATGAATCGGTCGACATGATCCATGAGCTCTCCACATTCCTCGGCTCTTCCTGGGAAACCAACTTCCTTATTGATTCTCTTATATGTGAAGCCCTAGAGGAGAAACTCATGGAAGGGATGAAGGTCTTTATATCGTCTATTTGCTCATCTGTGAGTCCGATATTCCCCCACCTTTGTGACTTACGCTCTTCGAACTTATGGTCAGTGATCCCGACAACGAAGTATGTCTGGATGCCGTCCTCAGGTATATTTACAAGTGAAAGTGATGAGGATGATTCGACATTGAGGTATATGAATGTTGAGAGTGCATCTGAGGCATCTGTGCTCCTCAAAGCGATTCCCTTGAGATCTGCTTTGCTCTTCTTTGACCACTCACCTAGTGACATACCAGTGTATGATCTCATGGATTCACAACACATGTTGATCCATTGCTTATTCCCACGCTCTGGGTATAGGCCAGACACACCATTCCTCATACAGAAGTCCTCTATGTGTGCACCTATCAGATTTACTACCTGTCCCTTTGCATAGTTCTGGAGCTTACCAATGTCTATATTCATCATTGAAACACAAGATGGGATCCCAGGAAACTTCACTAGCTCGGACTCAACACGGCTCGAAGGGGAGAATCTTTCTATAACATTGCGTTCGAGTTCGGAGGATAGCTCAATTACAGACTTGCTTGCCTTCCTGATCACATTCTCATAAAAAGATGTCTGTAGATTCACTGCATCACCCCAGCCTATAAGATAGTTTGACTTTGAAGCTGAGCCATATAGGCGACCCCTGAACCAGGCCCTGATATGTAGTGCAACCCTGTTCCTGATTGTGGTTGGAATCCCACTCCTGAGAAGTTGAGTATGATCTGGCCCAAGCGGCTCTTTCCTCTGCCTCTCAATTCGGTCCTTAATGCCACACCTATCCTCTTTCTCTAGCCTGAAATTGTCTAAGAACTTGTCTATGTCCTTGTTTAGATGTTCACTATCCTGGCTGTGTTTGATGACGAGACTCGCTTTATTTATGCACCTATACATCTTAGAGAGCTCAATCAGGAAACTGTTCTTGTTGTATGGGCCGCACCTATGTTGACTTTCACGCACAAGTGACCTTGCAACAAAGAGACAGTCCATTATATCATCTGTGTCCATCTTTACACCAAGGGTTGTTGCGACAAGTTGCTTATTCCAGTCTGAGGCTGCCAACTTGGAATATAAGGCAGAGATCGTGGCTGTGAATGCCTCCTTAAATGCAAGCCTGTGTGTAGGGCTAAATTTTCCAACAGGGTAGAGATTTCCCCTGACTACCACCATGGCGCAATCCCCCATCATGTCCATTGCCATAACCTGATTTTGGAGCTCACCTACCAACTGATGCCCATCATGTACCATTGCCCTGAGGTGATTAGGGTCATAACCCCTGATCTCTAGTGGATCTAATATCTGTACTGCAAGGGTGAGGTATACCATGAAGCCAGAGAAAGTCTCATCCTCAGTGACTTGCTTCACAACTCCATCTGTCAAGGGCTTTCCTAGGGTCTTATTTATGAGGTCAGTAAGGATTCGCCTCTTCTGGGGATCTAGGCATCTGCAAGCAGCTGAAACAGACGCTGAGAGAACAACTTCACGAGCAATTGAGAATGGGATAGAGATCCCCCTTGAGAATGCGCCTGCCAACTTATTCCTACCTATGACCGAAGAAATAAACTTAGAAATAACATTTATGAACATGTTCTTCACCATTGAAGCATCAGTCGTGCTAATGGATTTGTCCGAGTCAGAGAAAGATGCCACATTGGATATCGACTTGTACCTATCAGATAACTCTATGAGTGATGTGATGAATTCCTGCCTAAGGCCATCTTCAAACTTTACTAGACCTTGGGGTATGTTAAATTCGTAATTTGGATTTGATGTCATCTGTGGGTTTGTATGCATAAGCTCGAAGTACTTCTCATCCACAGAGAAGTTGTATGTTTCCTTTAAATTTTCAATCCTCTTTGACCAAGGGTTTGTTATTCCAAATATCATCGTACTCATGCACTTTGCAGCGATCTTGTACGTTGTCCTATCACCGGATTTCATCCTCCTCACATACTCAAAGAGAGACCCAGTATATCTTGATACTGAGAGTGCGTCGAAGAAGTTTGGAATCACAGATCTCGTATCAACATCCTTGGTCCCCCTTGAGAGATTCCTCCTGATGTTTGGTGGGATTATCGGAAGTTCAAAGCCCAATACAGCACATAAACAGGAGATAACATGTTCACTTTCAGGTGACTCAACAAGGAATCTTGCTGCTGAGTTAAGGAACCTCCTTGACCTTGCTGTATTAGAGTTAACTCCGGACTCTGAAAACCATGCCAATGAACTCTGGAATGATGCAAACCTCACTACTGGCTCACTGAATTCAAGGTCGTTGCAACTCTTTCCAGAGCCAAGGTTTAGGCTCACAACAATGCAAGGATCAGAACTTGTACGTGAAAGGACTAACCTTGGTGAGGGCCTCATCATACTTAGGTTAAGACCTTTGAATACAAGTCTCTCCATGTGAATCATCACATCATGTATTTTGTGAGATGTAACACCTGGGTTATCTAGCACACCCCTCCATTGTTCTACAGACTCAAGACACTTCTTACTATCTGCAGACTGTAATTTCTTGAGGTCATCCCTGCTAATCAAACGGATGGCACCTGATCCCTTGATCAGAGCTATGGAGTCAGCATAATCAGTCCATTCTGATGTGGAGTACACCAACCCTGATATCGTGCTCACATCTAAGTTAAGAACAGATGGCAAGGTCTTGATCAAGGAATCGCCGAGTGGACCAGATAGAGGGTCTTTCGAAAGGCCTGCTGACTTCCCATGATTTTCAATTACTATCTCTATTGCCTCATTTATAACCCCCATACCAGATGTATCTGGATGTGTAGTAACTAGTCTAGTTCCACTCATGACTGCAGATAGGACATTACCCTCCCTCCTGCACCTATACCTGAGCTCACTTAGTATCCCTGAAAGGATGTGTGGGTGACTCCTACCTATGCCAATCAAGTCTGCTGCTATTTCAGAATCCTTCTCAATATTCGCACGATATGTCATCTCTGAAGGGGATGATATCCTGAACCCACCAGCAGATGAAGGCAGCATTAGGAGAACTTCCTCTAGGATCTTCCGGGAATTACCCAAGACTCTTGACAGAATGCAGCCTGCATAAAACCTCTTGAGGATGTATGCAACCACAATAGAACCACCAGATGCACACAATGCTTCGCACTGGCCCTCAATTGACCTGATCCTTCCGTATAATGGTTCTAACCCCCTCGTGCTAGCTATCTTGCCTATAGAGCATAGTTCCTTCATGAACATAGAGAGGATGTGCGAGTTGTTGCAGACTGACCCCAGGTATTCCCACACATTGTATGATACGAGTGTCTTCCCTATATGAAAGACAAGCCCAAATTTGAGATATATTTCCTGAATGATCAACACCTTTGCCATGACTTCCTCTCGGGAATGAGAACCAGTCAGTATCATCTGTAGGAGGCCATCATCTGAAAAGGTCAAGAGATTACCTGGTTGTCCTGTTGCTTCTAGAGCTATCGTCATAATCGTTGCATTTATTGAAGACCAAATGAAGTTGAAGAAACCCTCAAACCCGCCCATCACACCATTGATGGAGTTGAAGAAACCACGTGAATTATGGATGATCATTGATGATCTGAATACAAGATCTATCCTCTTTAGCCATTCACATCCGGATAGCTCTGAGAGCACCTTCCCATATTCCCTCATGAGTGACATTGGAAACTTTTTCGAGAACTCAGACATGTCGAATGATAAGTATAATGAAGGACTCTCTCCCATATCACCAGTCATGGTTTTGGAAAAGGACTCAATATCGCCCCTCCTCGCCTCATAGGACTGGGTAATGGATACACCTGGCTGCCGTCTTGAGACCTGCCTGGCATATCTCTCAATTGTTTGGGTTATAACCTTGAGTTCCTGCTCTGCCATATAGAACATGCGAGTCACTTTCTTGTGGATCTCACCAAACTTAGGCTCTGTTCCAACTATGAACTGAGCAGATGGTGTTGAAATTAGGAATTCCTCGAATTCTCTGATAGGTATGTCTTCTGGTATCCTGCCAGGATATTTTGCCTCAAAGATTTCATGTAGTCGTGTAACTCTCTTGAACCTCCTCACAGCCCTCTCGATGTTTAGTCCATGCATGCCCTTTATCTCCTCAGTAGCGTCATTCAAGGTGCCAGACTCAAATAGGAATGATGGCTTAGGCTTTGCTGAGTGTGAAGACCACTCTCTGCCTTCATCTATTTCATCTGAGTCAGGTATGTATTTCTTCTGTGATGCCTTTGATGATGGTTTTACCTTTATCTTCTCAGGATCGACCAAGCCATTAACCTTCTGAACCTTTACTTGTGACCATGCCCTCCATGAAGCATTGAACATCCCATATGGGTCTGGAGATGATTTTCGTGAGTCGCTTTCCAGTAACATTGCACCTGGGTCAAAAGTCCTTGCAGAGAGCCTTATTTGCTCACCTTGTGAATGCACTGACTTGCACAAGAGCTTTCTGAGGGTACCGGTGAATCTTGGGATGTGTTGCATGTCAACCCTATTTGGTTCCTTCAATCCCGATATGCTCTCAAAGACATCATTCAGGTTTGCATCTGGATGTGGGAAGGACCTGAAGATGTTAGACAGGTTTATGGAATCAGGGATGGTTGTACACAAGGATTTTAGTATACCCCTGTAATACATCGACCATCGCCTCCTATATGGTTCCATAGATTTTATGTAGTTCTGTGAAGCACTGATGTCAAATACCTTGTCTTTATCCAGTTCTGCGATCAATATCCCCCTCGCACCTTTTAGAGCCTCACCCATGAAGTCAACATCTTCTTCAACTAGTTCATCGAATGACTCCAATAATGACTCGAACGTGTCCTCTGGACTGTTTCTCAAGCCAATATCACGCATACCTAGATAAATATTTCCGAATGACCTCAGCATGGTCACTAACCTATTACTGTGTGTACTGGTAAGGGCCACTTCAACACCACATATCCTTATTAGGTTTATGGACCCAAGGGAAATCACGGATAGATTCTCATCCCTCCTTCTATCCTCAGACAGAATCCTCCTGAAAGCATCACTATCCCCAGCCTTATACTTCTTGTATGATCTCTCAAACTGTGATGAGGCTTCCTTCAACCTAGAGGCTATGCAGTCTGAGAGTGATTGGTACTTTGAGAATCCCTCAGAGTAAGCCCCGATTTCATTTAGGAATGTTGATCTCTCTTTTGGAGTAGTCAAGTCCAATGACTTTGAAAGGTATGAGGCCACAGATGAGTTGAATCTCTTGGTGTAATCTGAGAACACTCCCTTGTCTCGAGATGTAAGCTTGTACCCACGGATGGCCTTCACAACCTGCCAGATGTTGTAGTTTCCCTTGAGCTCAACGGGAGGGTCAAGCCTGATCTGCTTTTTGTGCTCCAGGAACAATGACCTTTCACAAGAGATGTGGTATATGGATTTGGCGTGGAGCTCCTTCAATAGCTTAGAAGACCAGTGAACAAGGGAACCAACCGACCTCAGGTTATCGAGATCCAGAGATGTTCCTTTTGCATATGCATCGAACTTTTTGAGCATGTGCCTTGAGACCCTTGTCCTCGAGCTCGATTTACCATTGAAACTTGCAACAAGATTCAGAAGTGCATCAGATGCAAGAAGCGTATCTGCCATAGATCTCTAAACTCCTCTCAAGGACAGGTTACATCCTATTTACAGGCCTCGCCTTTTGTCTGTTATCTTCTTCTTTGTTCGCGGTTGTGTTTATT